GAGGCCGGGGGGGTTGACCTGTTCGGCCAGCCCCTGTCGCCGATCCGGGATCGTCGCGGGCGTAAGTCTTTCAAAAAAGATAAGGAAAATCAGGACTTTGTTTGTGTTCGGATCGCTGCTGGGTGGTCTCAGAAGCGGATCGCTGAGGACATGGGCATTGATGAGAAGACGTTGCGGAAGCATTTTTCCCGCGAGCTTGAATTCGGTGCGACCTTTGTCGATGGCGTCATGCTGGATGTGCTGATGCGCAAGGTTCGTGAGGGGCACGTTCCTTCGATCCGGCAGCTGCGCGAACGGCTGCTCGAATCGGGTCCGCAAGCGCCTCGCAAGGGACAGTCGGAATCGGATGGGGATGATGTCCCGCCCGAGGCGCCGCTTGGCAAGAAGGAACAAGCGCGGGTCGATGCTCAGGAGGTGCCTGACCAGTTCGGGGATATCTTCAGCCGGATGCGGAGCCGCCACTGATGGCACTGGACGGCGTTTCGTTCGCCTGCCCGGATTGGGAGGCACGGCTGCGGGCGGGAAAGACGCCGATCGCCGATCTGCCGCTTGATCCGATCATGGCTGATGCAGCGGTCGATCTGTTCAACCTGCTGCGTGTGCCGGACATTCCGGGACAGCCGACCATGGCCGAAGTCGGGGGCGACTGGATCAGGGACATCATCCGCGCGGCTTTCGGTTCGATCGACCCGAAAACCGGCCATCGTTTTGTCGGTGAAATCTTCAACCTGATCCCGAAGAAGAATTCAAAGACCACGAATGCCGCCGCCCTGGGCCTGATCGCGCTGATGATGAACCGGCGGCCAAATATCGACGGGGTGATCATTGGTCCGACGCAGGAGGTGGCGGACAAGTGTTTCAGTCAGGCGGTCGGCATGATCGAGGCTGATGCGTATCTCTCCAAGCGGTTCAAGGTGATCGCGCACAAGAAGACGATCCTTGATCTGCATCAGGATGAGGATACCGGCGTCAGAATGAACGCCAAGCTGAAGATCAAATCGTTTGACCCGAAGGTAGTTACCGGATCGATCCCGGCGTTTGCGATCATCGACGAATTGCACCTGATGGCGGAAATGAACCACGCCTCGCGGGTGATCGGCCAGATTCGCGGGGGCATGATCACCAACGAAGACAGCCTGCTGATCATCATCACGACGCAATCGGAGATCCCGCCTGCCGGAGTGTTCAAGTCGGAATTGCAATATGCCCGGGGCGTTCGCGATGGTCTGATCACCGCAGGGGTGCGGATGCTGCCGATCCTTTACGAGTTTCCGGAGGAGATTCAGCGCGGCGACGAAAAGCTTTGGCGCGACCCGAAGCTGTGGCCGATGGTCCTGCCGAATCTTGGCCGGTCGGTTACCTTGCCGCGGCTGATCACCGACTATCAGACCGCCAGCCAAAAGGGGCTGGAGGAAGAGGTGCGTTGGGCGTCGCAGCACCTGAACATCGAAATCGGCCTTGGTCTGCATGCCAACAGATGGGTCGGCGCCGATTACTGGATGGCGAACACACAGTGCGGCCTGAGCTTTGAATCGATGTTGCGCGATTGCGATGTGATGGTGGTCGGCGGGGATGTCGGCGGGGCTGATGACCTGTTCGGGCTGGCAGCCATTGGCCGCCACCGTGAAAGCCGGGTCTGGCTGACCTGGTACTGGGCCTGGTGCATCGAGATGGTGCTGAAGCGCCGCAAGGAGATCGCGCCAAAGCTGGAAGACCTGCGGAATGAGGGTGATCTGCGGATCACGAAGACCGCCGAAGAGCATATTTCCGAGGCGGTCGCGATCTGCGTCCGCATCCGGGATGCCGGGCTCTTCCCTGAAAAGGGCGCAATCGGGCTGGACCCGCACGGCGTTGCCGCATTGGTGGACGCGCTCGAGGCAGAAGGTTTTGCGCCCGGAGAGCAGATCATCTCGGTTGGTCAGGGCTACAAGCTGAACGGCGCGGTCAAGGGTCTGGAACGGCGACTGCTGGACGGCAAGATCAAGCACGGCGGGCAACCGTTGATGACCTGGTGCGTCGGCAATGCGAAGTCCGAACAGCGGGGCAACAATGTCTACATCACGAAAGAGGCGGCCGGGGTCGGAAAGATCGACCCGCTGATCGCGCTGTTCACGGGTGCCATGCTTATGGATCTGAACCCGGTTGCGGCGCCGAAAAACAATCTTGACGACTTCCTGTCAAACCCGATCGTGGAGATGCGACGTGCCAGATAACAAGGCCCTGCGTCCGAGCCGCATCAAGGCGATCTGGCAGGCGGCGTTCGGGCGGCCCTCTGTGCAGGATGGCATCCAGCCGCAGCCCAGCATGGTTTCGGCGAACGGTCGTTCGATCACGCCCGGGGGTGCGCTGGAAGTCGCGGCGGTCTGGTCTTGCGTGCGGTTGCTGTCGGAGACGATCGCGACCATGCCTCTGATGCTGTACAGCACGGACCGTGCCGGCACGCGCAGCGCTGCATCCGATCACCCGCTTTATGGGTTGCTGCATGATGCCCCGAGCTATGATTTTACGGCGGTCGAATTCTGGGAAGGTGTCGCCCTGGGGCTTTGTCTGCGGGGCAACGCCTATGCCCGCAAGGAGATGATCGGCAATCGCTTGGTGGCCCTGACGCCGTTGCGCAGTGATCTGATGGTGGTGGGCCGTGATAGGCAAGGCCAGCGGGTCTACCACTACAATGATCCCAAGGGTCTGCGCGTCTACCGGGAAAGCGAAATCTTCCATGTGCGGGGATTTGGCGGTGCGGGCGACATGGGCCTGTCGGTGATCGAATTTGCGCGGCAGTCGATCGGGCAGGCCCTTGCCGCAGATGAGTTCACCGGGTCGCTCTATCGCAACGGCATGCGCCCTTCTGCGATTCTCACCGTTGACCAGACCCTGTCCAAGGAACAGCGGACGCAAATCCGCGAGAACATCATCGAGCCCTTTGTCGGATCAGATCAGGCAGGCGGCGTCATGGTTCTGGAGGCAGGACTGAAGCTGCAGACGGTGACCATGTCGATGGATGACGCCCAGTTCATCGAAAACCGAGGGTTCAACGTCGAGGAAATCTGCCGTTGGTTTCGGGTGCCGCCGTGGATGATCGGGCATACCTCGGGCAGCTCGAACTGGGGGACGGGTCTGGAACAGCAACTGCTGGCCTTTCTGACTTTCAGCCTGCGGCCCTATCTGGCCCGGATCGAACAAGCGATCAGCCGCAGCCTGCTGAGCCCTGTGGAGCGCCTGACCCTGAAGCCGGAGTTCAAGGCGGAGGGCTTGCTGCGGACGGACAGCGCTGCGCGTGCCGGGTTCTACACCGTCATGGTTCAGAACGGGATCATGACTCGCAACGAGGTTCGCCGTCTGGAAAACCTGCCGCCGCTGGACGGCGGTGACGACCTGACTGTGCAGTCGCAAAACGTGCCGCTGGGGCAAGCACCCCTGCCGCCGCAAAATCCCGGAGCCGGAACATGAACACGCTGGATTTTGGTCTGGAGCTTAAAGAGGTCTCAGACGAGGGAACGATCACCGGCTATGGCGCGGTGTTCGGCAATGTGGATGAGAGTGGAGATCGCATCGTCCCCGGGGCGTTTGCCAAGTCCCTTGCCAAGCGAATGGCGGGCGGCGCGACGATCCCGATGCTGTGGTCGCATGACACCTCGCAGCCGATCGGGATGTTCCCCGAAATGGTCGAGGACAAGAAGGGACTGAAGGTCACCGGAAAGCTTGTTCTGGAGGTGCCCAAGGCACGTGAGGCGCTGGCCTTGCTGAAGGCCGGGGCGATCCGCGGCATGTCGATCGGCTATCGCACGCTGTCCGATGCGATCGAGGGCAATGTGCGCCTGCTGAAAGAGGTCGACCTTTGGGAGGTCAGCCTGACGACCTTTCCAGCCAATACCCGGGCAGGCATCACGTCTGTCAAATCGGTCCATCCGATTGATGATTTCGCCCGCCGGTTGCGCGATGGCGAGCCGCCCGAGACCAAGGAATTCGAGGACATCCTGCGCGAGGCAGGTGTGCCGAAAGCGCTGGCCGTACAGATCGCCTCTGTCGGCTATGCGAAGGCCATTCGGAGAGAGTCCGAGGGCAAGGCGAGTGAACTGGCGATCGCGGCCCTGAGGGATGCCGCGCGCGCCTTTGGCAATCACCGGACCTGAGGAGAACAACATGTCCGAAAAGGAACTCGAAGCCGCAGCTCTCGAGCTGAAGAAGGCTGCCGACGAAGTGAAGAAGCAGGGCGAAAAGGCCGAGCTCGAAATGAAGCGGCTCGGCGATCTGACCGCCGACACCAAAAAGTCGGCCGATGATGCGCTGATCAAGCACAATGAGATCGCCGCGCGGATCACGGAAATCGAGCAGAAGATGGCGCGGGCCGCAGAGGGTGGTACCAAGCCGAAATCGGTGGGCTATACCGTGACCGAAGCGCAGGAATTCAAGGATTGGGTTTCGCGCGGCGGCAAGGGCCGGTTTGTGATGGAGGTCAAAGCCATCATTTCCAGCCTGACCACGGATGCTGACGGATCGGCAGGCGACCTTATCGTGCCGATGCGTGTTCCGGGGGTGATCACCCCGGCGCAGCGCCGGTTGACGATCCGCGATCTGCTGACCCCCGGGCGCACCGGGTCGAATGCGATCCAGTATGTCAAGGAAACCGGTTTCACCAACAACGCGGCGACCGTGACCGAGACCGCTGGCACCGCGAAGCCGCAGTCGGAAATCAAGTTCGACATCGTGACCTCGGCTGTGACCACGATCGCGCATTGGGTGCTGGCAACGAAACAGATCCTCGACGATGTGCCGATGCTGCAAAGCTACATCGACGGGCGTCTGCGCTATGGCCTGATGCTGGCGGAAGAGGCGCAGCTGTTGACCGGGGGCGGCACGGGGACGGACCTGAACGGCATCTACACGCAGGCCAGTGCCTATTCGGCGCCGATCGTGCCGAGTGCGGCAGGTGTCCTGACCAAGGTTGATGTGATCCGTCTGGCGATGCTGCAGGCCGCGCTTGCGGAATATCCGGCGAGCGGGATCACGATGCATCCGTCCGACTGGGCCGATATCGAGCTGACCAAGACCGACGATGGCGCCTATCTGTTCGCCAATCCGCAGGGCGGCAGTGAGCCGCGCCTGTGGCGTCTGCCGGTTGTCGAAACGCAGGCCATGACCGTCGACAAGTTCATGGTCGGGGCTTTCCAGCTTGGGGCGCAGATTTTCGACCGGCAGGATGCCACTGTCGAAATCTCGACCGAGGACAGCGACAACTTCCGCAAGAATCTGGTCACGGTGCGGGCGGAAGAACGGCTGGCGCTGGCGGTGTATCGTCCGGAAGCCTTTATCAAGGGCGATTTCTCGGACGCGCTGGCGGCGTGATCGGCGCGCATTGAGGCCTGACGGTCCCCGGGAACGGGGGCCGTTGCCATTTCGGAGGGACACATGCGCCTGATCCTGAAAGACATGATCACGATCAGCAGCATCCGATCGCAGGTCTTGCGCCCGGGTGAGGTGATCGAGGTCGGCGAGACAGAGGCCATGCATTTGCTGGCCCGCCACCCCGGCGTTTTCGCGCCGGATGAAAACCGTCCGGCAGCCGCCGTGACAGAACAGAAACCCCGGCGCGGCAGGAAGGCTGCGCCCGTGAAGGAGCAAGACGAATGATGCAACGAGTTCGGGTGCCGATCACCACCGCTGCCGATGGCAGCGCCACGGCCTATTCGCCGCGTCTGTCCGGAAAGGTCCACTCGGTCCACTATGCCAAGACGGATTTCGCGGATGGCGTCGATTTCACGGTGACCGCTGAGGCCACCGGCGAGACGATCTGGGCGGAAAGCAATGTCAACGCCTCGGCCTCGCGGTATCCGCGCGCGGCGACGCACAGCACGGCAGGCGTGGCCTCGCTTTTTGCGGCGGGTGGCACGGCGGTGCAGGATGCGGTTGCCTTGGGCAATGACCGGATCAAGGTCGTCATCGCGCAGGGCGGCAACGTCAAGACGGGTGCTGTGACCTTCCTGGTGGACCTCTGAGGTCGAGCGCATGAGCACTGAGCCCGCCCGGATTTCGCGCGCCCTGACAGGTCCAGTTTCGCTGGACCTGTTCCGGGGCCATCTGCTGATCACCAACGCGCTGCAGGACACGGTTCTGGAATCCTATCTGGCGGCGGCGGTGGATTATGTGGAAACTAAAGCCGGGCGGGCGATTTCGGACAGCACATTTGAATGGGTGCTGGATGGTTTTCCGGATGGGCAAATCGTCCTGCCCATCGGGCCCACGAGATCGGTGGCATGGGTAAGGTATCTGGATGCCGATGGCGTCACCCAGACGATTTCTGTCGATGATCTGCTAATCGATCTGTCGCAGGTCGAGGCGCGGATTTCTCCGCTTGAAGAATGGCCGGAGGCCGCTGACCGCATTGCCAGCGTCACGGTGCGCTGGACGGTTGGCGCGGCCTTCTGCCCGCCCGCCCTGCATCAGGCCGTGCTTTTGCTGGCCACGCATTGGTTCGAGAACCGATCGGCAATCGCCGTGGGTGATACCGCAACGGAAATCCCGTTGAGCGCGCAGGATCTGATCAAGGCTTACCGGCGGTTTGCATGACTATCGGCGGCATGGACCAGATGATCACGCTGCAGCGGCAGATCGAAACGAGCGACGGCATCGGTGGGTTTACCAAGGTCTGGGGGCCGATTCCTTTCGACCCGGATGTCTGGGCGCAGGTTTCGGTTCGTGCCGGAGGCGAGGTGCAGGAGGATGGTCGCATGAATGCGCGGCAGAGCGCGCGATTTGAAATCTGGAATCGGGCCGACCTGAGCGAGCTGAACCGCATCCTGTGGAACGGAGAGGCGTGGAACATCCGGTCCGTTCTGCGGTCATCCAGCCGCAGGGCCACAATCATCCTTGTCGCAGAGCGCGGGGTGATTTCGTGAGTGTCAAGGTGCGCGGGTTGAAAGAGGCCCTGCATATGCTGGAGGTGGCGCTGCCAGAAGAGGCGCGCAAGTTGAACCGCGAAGTGGCCAAAGATGCGGCGCAGATGATCGTGGATGAGGCCAAGCCGCTGATGCCGCGCGGGCGCAGCGGGCGGTTGCAGCGGGGCGCCTATGCCAAGGCCGAGCCGGAAAGTGGCAGGTTTGCGCGCGCCTCGGTCCGGGTGCGCAATGCTTTCTATTGGCGGTTTCTGGAATACGGCGACGGCCCGGATGGCGTCGAACATGCCTTTTTCCTGCGCGCCAAGGAAAAGGTCATGAACTCGGGCGCCCCGTTTGCCAGTTTTGCCAAGCGGCTGACGGCCCGCCTGCGGAAGTGGAAATAAGATGAGTGCCGAGACGGCTGTTCAGGGGGCGCTTTACAGCGCCCTTTCCGCGCTTGGGCTGCGGGTTGTCGATGCGGGCCAGCAGGCAGCGGACGGTGGTTTGTCCACCGCATTCCCCTTTGTCGAGATCGGCATGGTCGTCATGTCGCCTTTCGACACCGCCCGTGAAACCGGGCACGCCTTTGTGGCCCGGATTCACACGCGCAGCGCCAGTGCGTCCATGGCCGAGACGAAGGGTATTCAGGGGCAGATTTATGACCGGCTGCACCGGGGAAACCTGACCGTGACCGGCCATCACTTCATCCTCCTCCAGCGAGATCGGAGCGAGGTTCTGCGCGCGCCATCCGGCGCGTTTCACGGGGTCTGCGAATATCGCGGCCTAATCGAAAAAACCTGATCACAGGAGGCCATCATGGCAAAAGCAGCGGGGCGGCTTGCCGTCCTTTCGAAGAACAGCGTTGCCATTGGCGGCGTGAAGGTTGTGGGCATGAAATATGCCGGCGAGCCGATCGATGTCACGGACCGTGACAGCAACGGTATCGTGGCGCTGTTGTCGGTGGCCAAGACGCAGCAGCTTACCCTTTCGGTCGAGGGGTTTGAAAAGGACGCGGTGCTGCGCGATATCGCCTTCACGCCGGGGACATCGAAGCTGCTGACCGATCTGACGTTCAAGTTCGCCGATGCCCTGACGGGGGCCGATACGATCAGCGGCAACTTTTTCATGACGTCCTACGAAAACAGCAACCCGGATAATGATGCGTCCAAGTTCAGCTGCGAATTTGTCTCGTCCGAAGGGTGGACGCTGGGCTGATGGGTGACATTATCCTGAAATTTCGGGGTCAGGAATTCAGCATTCCTGACAGCCGTGCCTTTGAGGCGGGCGAGGCGGTTGAAGAGATCGCCTCGCTGATGGAGGTGAGCAGCTGGCACCGGCGGCCCAAGTTTCACAAGATGGCGCGCTGCGTTGGGGCGCTGCTGCGGATGGCAGGCAGCAAGGCGAGCGACCGCGAGGTTCATGCGGACATGATGGCAGGGTTCAGCGCAGGAAATGCCGCTGAACATCTTGGCGCGCTGAATATGCTGCTGTCCGTCATGATGGATGGCGCCCCGGAGGCCAAGGGCGGCGCCGAGCCGGGAAAGCCGCAGGCCGCTTCGTAAAGTCGGCGTTTCAGATCGCCGTCCGCCATCTCGGGGTGCCACCCTCCGAGTTCTGGCGCATGAAGCCGCGCCACTTCTGGTGGCTGGTTGACACAATCGAGAAGGCCAAGCCCGGCGGATCTCTGACCGCCGAGGAAAGCGCAGAACTGAAGAAAATGCTGGCGGATGCGACAGCCAAGGAAGCCAAAGAGAGGGTCTGAATGTCCGGTCAAGGCGACATTGTCTATGAGATCGGCGGTGAGGTCGACGGTCTTGTGGCTGCCGGTCAGGATGGCGCCCGATCCCTGAAGGATCTGGAAAAGCAATCCCGGTCACTGTCCAAGGAAATCGACCGGATCGGCAAAGTTGCGGTCGGTTTCCAGCGGCAGGTCAATGGTTGGGTCGGTGTCAACGAGCGGGTTTCGAAATCGGCAAAGGAAAGCGCCAAGGCCTTTGCCGAGTGGGAGAAGTCCCGCGCCTCAATCGACAGTCTGCGCGCCTCGATCGACCCGCTGTTCGCGGCGTCGATGCGCTATGAGAACGCGCTGCAGCAGCTTGATCTGGCGCTGGACAAGGGTAGCATCTCGGCGGATTACCATGCCCAGATGGTCAAGAAGGTCACCGCGGCCTATCTGACGGTTGATGCCGGGCCTCTGGAGGTTGTCGGGCGGAAGTCTCTGCTGGCCGGGCAGAATGCGAAAATGTTTGCGATGCAGCTTTCGCAGGTTGGCCAGCAGTCGATGGTCACCGGCAATTTTGTGCAAGCGCTGGCCATCCAGTTGCCGGATATGGGTCTGGCATTTGGCGGCGTCGGTGCGATGGCTGGTCTGCTTGCGGGCGTTGCCCTACCGGCGCTGATGACGGCGTTTGGGAATACCGCTGATCAAGCCTCCACGATGCAGACTGCGCTGGACGATCTGGACAAGATTCAATCCGGCATCACGGAATCGCAGGACATCCTGAAAATGTCGCTGGGTGAACTGATCGAGAAGTATGGGCTTTATGCGTTGCAGGTCAGGGATGCGGCGGCGGCTCTGCTCGATCTGCAGATTGCACAGGCGCAGGTGAAGCTGGACGAAGGCATTTCGTCGGCTTCTGAAGAGATGAGAAAGTACGCGGCGCGAATGGATGCCGCCGCTGCCTCTGCCGAATATCTTGCCGCGCTGGACTGGGCCTCGCAGGGCATTGCCGTCGATTTGTCGGCGCAGGTTACCGCAACGGCCCAGAGCATCGAAAATCTGATCCGCGATCTGAACGTTTCGCGGGATGAGGCGATCCGGCTTGCCGATGCTTTTGCGCTGGTGCGGGATGCGGCCTCATTCGAGGATCGTCTCGCGGCACTGCGAAACCTGAATGGCCTGATCCAACAGATCGGTGTCGATCTGAGGACGCTGCCGGAAGGATTGCGGCAGGCGTTGATCGAGGCGGGCCAGCTGAACATCAAGATGGGGGAAGTCAGCGGCTCGGCCGGAGTGCTGTCTACCCGGGCGCGTGAAGCGCTGGCTGCCATTTCCGCGCTGGCCGGATCCGCACCGGGGGCAGGATGGCTTGCTGGGGCGATTGGAGACGCAAAATCTCTGGTCGGCACGCTGTGGGAGGCCGCGCGCGCCAAGGCTGCGGCCTTGGACGAAGGCGGCATGACAACGGGCAGCACAACTTGGTGGTATGGGCAAACGGTGGATGACATTCTGCCGCCAGAGCCGGGATTTGCGCCAGCGAACGGGGGCGGTAATCGTGGCGGTGGCGGTGGCGGCGGCGCAAACCAATACGCGCAGCGGATCGAGACTATTGTGAACTCGCTCAAGACCGAGCGCGAGTTGATCGAAGAATGGTATCAGGAGTCGCTTGCGCTGCTGCAGGGCGCGAATGATGCCGAGCTTGAGGTTCTGGGCGGCAAGTATGCCGCGATCGAGCGCCTTGAGGCCGAGCATCAGGAGAGATTGGCCGGGATACAAGGCGCTGGCGCCGAGGGCCGGTTGGGACAGGCGGCCAATTTTTACAGCCAACTTGCCGATGCGACTCAGGCCGGTCACGGCGTGCTGGGGCGCATCCACAAGGCGGCCCAGATCGCCGAGGCGATTTCCAGCGCCAAAGCCTCGGCCATCGCAGCATGGGAGCACGGCATGAAAACCGGGGGGCCCGGCCTTGCTTTGCAATATGCGGCTCTGTCTGCCGTAAAGACTGCCTCGATGATCAGCGGGCTCATTGGCAGTGGCGGCGGCGGTGGTGGCGGGGCTGGTGCCGGTGGTGCTGCGGCCGTGGCGGCGCCTGCGGCACCCTCGCCCACAACGGTCAATATCCGGTGGGTTGGCGATATGAGTTTTGAGAGCTTTGGCTCACTGACCAAACGGCTGAATGAGGAAAACAAGATGGGTTACAGGCTCAATCTGGTGATGGGCTGATGGTCATCTTTGAAAGCGGCTTTACCGGGATCGCCTATCCGTCGCGGAACCCGCGCATTGCGGGATGGCCTCTGACCGGCACGATTGCGGCGTCTTCAGAGGTGGCGGGTTTTGCGGCGACCGAAGCTGCCAATGATCTGACCTATCAGTTCTGGCGGCCTTCGGCCCTGCCCGCGACGTGGGAGGTCGATTTCGGCGGGGCTGAGACGGTCAGCTATTTCGGCATCGCGGCGCATAGTCTGGGCAGCAGTGGCAATACCGTTGCGGCGCAAGTCTGGTCGGGCGGGGCATGGGTGACGGTGGCGACCCATACACCGCAAGATGACAGCCCGATCCTTGTGCTGTGCGCGGCCAAGCTTGTTTCCAAGGCGCGGATCGTGGTCAGCGGCGGGACGGTGCCGGACATCGCAGTGATCCGCTTTGGCGACATCCTGGAGTTTCCGCAGCCTGCGGCCTATGTCGGGCGGCGGGATATCCAGCAACTGGCGATCGCGGAATACCGCACCACCATCAGCGACGGTGGCCATGTGCAGGGGCGTTATATCTCGCGCCGGGGGCAGAGTTTCACGCTGGCCGTCGCGCATCTGAGCGAGACGTGGAAAGCCTCGGATCTTGATCCGCTGATCCTGCATCTTGAGACAGAGGCGGTTTTCGTGGCCGACCGGCCCGGAGAGTTTCCGGCTTCGGTCGCCTTTGGCCAGACCGTGGCGCCCGTGGTGCCGGAGCGCGCGGTGCCCAATGCCAGCGTCTCGATCAGCGTCAGCATGGAGTTTGTCGGTCATGTTGCGTGAGCCGGTCCAGATCGTGGAGCTGGTGCAGCGGCGCTGCGGGTTGCGGTTCGGGGTTGGGGATTGCACCGCTACCGGCGCCCCGATGTGCTATCAGACATGGACAACCTGCCCGGTGCGCGCGGTCTATGATTCGAGCGGCAGCATCGCCTGGCGGTTTGTGGCCAATGGCGCCGGCATCTGGCCGATTGGCGACCAGAGCGACCCTGACGTGATCACCACCAATGCGTTTCCGGTTGATGGCCTGACGGTCTCGACCGCGTCCGGCTCGCTCAACGCGGCGGGTGTGCTGGATGGCAAGAGCCCGGCTGGCGCGCGGTCGCGGGTCACTGTCACGATGGCCGATTTCCCGTGGGCAGACCCGGTCGGTGATTTCTACCTGGGTGATCGGGTGGACCTGCCGGAGCGGATGTTCTGGGCGGTCTGGGCTGCGCGGAATGCGTTTTTCGGCGGCATGACGCTCAACATCTATGACGGCTATCGCGGTGATGCGCTGGGGGACATGAGCAAGCGGGCCTATGTCGTTGACAAATTCGAGGGGCCGGACGGTTCGGGCCGTGTCAGCATCACCGGCCTTGACCCGCTGGTCCTGTCCACGAACCAGAAGGCCAAATTTCCCGAGGAAATGGACGTGCGGTTGCCGTCTGCGATTACCTCGGGTCAGGTGACGATCCGGGTGCAGACCGGCGAACCCGCCAAGCTGACGAAATCCTATGGCAATCTGACGGGGATCTATCATCTGCGGATCGGCAATGAGGTGCTGTCCTACACCGGCGTCACGACGATCGAGGATGGGGTTTATGATCTGACCGGCTGTGTGCGCGGTGTAGTCGGCACCGCGGCCAGCGCCACGGCGGACACGCGCTGCCAGCGGGTAGGGCGCTATGTCGATATCCCGACCTGGGAAATTGGCTATGACCTGTTGGTCAATCACACGCCTCTACCTGCGGCCTATGTCGATCACGCGGTCTGGGCCGATGAGGGCGATACCTATCTGCCCACCCTGCGATCCACCGTCTGGATCATGGAGCCGACGCTGGTCGATGATCTGATGGGCGAGTGCTGTCAGCAGGGCATGTTTTACTACTGGTGGGATGAGCGCACGCAATCGGTGCCGATGCTGGCTGTGCGCCCGCCCAAAGCCTCGGTCGCGCGGCTGGACTGGCGCACCGATATTCTGGCCAGCTCGGTCGAGTTGCGGCGCGAGCCGGAGAGTCTGCTGACGCGGGTCTTTGTCTATTATGACCCGCGCGACCCTTTTGCCTCGCGGACGGCGGCGTCGAATTACCGCGTGGTCTCGGGCCGGATCGAGGGCAGCACGGAACACCCGGACGCCGCAGGCGGGCCCCGCCCGCTGAGCATCTATGCCCGGTTTGTGAGCACCGAAGCCCATGCGGTGCAGATCATCCAGCGGATCATCAGCCGCTATTCGGTGATGCCGCGGTTCGTGTCGCTGCGGCTGGATTCGAAAAACAAGGAGATCACCATCGGGGATGTCTGTGATCTGACGGCCCGCGAACTGGTGGACAGCGAGGGGCGTCTGCTGGCCGACCGTTGGCAGGTGATCAGCTGGTCGGAGGTGCGGCACGGTGAGGTCTATCTGATCGACCTGCAGACCTATGACTACATCGGCGCCTTTGCGTTCTGGATGGCCGATGGCGCCCCCGACTGGGAAGACGCGACCGATGAACAGCGGGCGCTTGGCGCCTGGTGGGCGGATGATGATGGCAAATACCCGGACGGCACGCCCGGGCATCAGTGGAACTGAAAAAACATGGCATGGACAACCCTTCCAAACTCGCTGTTTCTGCCCGGAAAGCCGATCCTGGGCAGCACCGGCGCTGAGTTGCGCGACAATATCGCGTCGGCTGCCTCGCGCGATTCCGGGGCGCCAGTGGTGACCAACGGCGGCTGGCACCCTTATAATATGGCGGCAATCGGTGATGGGGCCACGGGCCTGATCTATGATTTCGCGGTGTCTGGCGCGGTGGCGAGTGTCGAAACCCCGGTCTGGGCCGATGGCTATGAATATGCCATCCGCATCGCGGGGATCAGCGGCACCTCGCCATTCGGGGCGGCGCTGGTGATCGACCTCTACAAAGAGACCGATGCCGCCTATCAGAACGTCTACACCAGCACCGCCACGCTGGGCGCGGCTGACCGGCTGGGCGATGGGTGGATCGAGGCCAAGGCCCCGCGTCTGCTGAAACGGGTTCATGGCATCGAGCGCTTTGTGTCGATTGACACCACGGTCGAAACCGGCGCCTCGGCGATGTATGACGCGACCGTGCAGGCCATCAGCAAGGCGCGGGTGAGCCTGTCCAACGGCAACATCGACGCTGGCCAAATCTACCTTTACCGGCGCGGCATCCAAATCTAGCGCGCCCCGCTTTAATCCCCCGGAGACATCATGGCATCCACCGTCCCTTTGACGGGCAGCGTCCTGCTGCCCGATGGCACGCCCCTGCCCAACGGCCAGTTGCGTTTTCAACTGACCGCCACCGACAGCGACCAGATCAGCCGCGAGGTTTTCCCGGGTGGCGGGCTGATCGTGATTGACCTGATCGACGGGGAGATTCCGGCAGGCACCGAAATCTGGCGCAACACGGCGGGCCTGCGCGGGACGGCCTATCAGATTTATCAGGCATGGACCGATCAGGATGGCCGGATGCAGCAGCGCCACATGGGCCTGCGCACGGTGGGCGATGCCGCGTCTTACACCTATGCCGGGCTGATCGACGCCGATCCGCCCGAGACGGCCAACACCTACAGCATGACGATCACGGCGGATGAGTATCAGCAAGCCTTGGCCGCACGGGACGGCGCAGGCGAATCCGCCACGCTGTCCGCTGCCTACGCCCAAACGCCGGAGGATACCACAGTGCCGGGCGGTGCCGGGTACTCCGCGCTGCACTATGCGGCCAAGGCGGGCGCGGATGCCGCGGCGGCTGACGCGGCCCGGGAGCTGGCCGAAGCGGCGGTGACGAATGCCCAGGCGGCGGCGCTGACCGTGGCAACATGGACGGCGCTGGCCGCGCTGACGGCGGCGGTTGCGGGCACCGGGGCCGAGGTGCTGGATACGGACACGGGCACCCACACCGACCCCGTGGCCGGGGGCACGGTCAACAATGCGGGCCGCTATAGCTGGTCTGTCAGCCCCGCCGGGTGGCGGCGGATCGGGGTCACTGGCTTGGCCGCAAAGGCAGACCGCGCGGTCACGAATGTCCGTGATCTCTTTCCGGGCCGGGATGGCAGCGGCATCACGGCCATCGAACTGGCGGCGTTTGCGCGGACCCCCAGCGTCAAATTTTTCAATGTCCCTGCCGGGAAAGTCGTCATCGAAAAATACCTGTTCTGGAAGGATGTTGGCACCCGGTTCAACATCACATTCCAGATCGCCGACGACGCGAACGGCACAAATGCGGTTGATGCCTGCAGCTATGCCGTCGCCAGCGGCGCAGATATGTGGACTGGGTGGCGCGAGATCACCATGGCAGCGGTCGGCGGTTCGGGCGTCACCGGGACCGTGCAAATTAATTTCGACGACACCACCGCCATTTTGATGAATACCCCCCCGACAACCGCCGCGATGTATCAGCGCCGTCAGGTCAATCCTTCCGCGATCCAGACCAGCGCCGCACAGGCGGCCTATCTGAACGCGGCAATCGCCGCAGGGGTCACGCCCTTGCTGCCCTCAGGGCCCGGCCAGCGCAAACCGTGGCGGGACAATCAGGACGCGACAGGCACCGTGTTCACAAACGCCTTCCTGCGCGCGTTTGTGAAAGGCGCTTGGGTCTACGGACCCAAGAAATCCAGCAACATCCGCATCAGCTACATGCGTCTATCCAACAGTGCGACCTGCTACATCGACCTCTATGACGATGACAAAGGGCGGCTGATCTGCCGATGGTCGGCAGCCTCCGTCTTGGCATTCGCCGCGCAGCCGCGCTTCGTGGCGGCTGTCACCGTACCGAACCTGCTGACCTATTCCGGTGAATGGGCGGTTCTGGAATTGGACTGGACGGCGATCAGCGCCACCATCGAAGGGCCGCTGTCAACGATGCAGCGCGGCGGTCTGCATGAGGATTGCCTGCATTCCTTCGAGGATTGCCAATGGTGGGCCACCAGCCCGGTGTTTCACGAGACAATCAATGTCGGCGCGACCCGCACCCGCACCACGATCACGGCGGCTCTGGCTTCGATCACCCGCCCCGCACATCCCCATCATGCGATCCTGATCAAATGTGACGAACAGGCCACCAATTACGAGGAGTGCATCACGCTCCCTGATTTTGTGAGCCTGCAAGGGCCGGGGCCAAACGCCGTCGCCGCCCTGCGTGATCCTGTCGGCAATACGGCCTTGAACACCGTTGAGCGCAACAGGTCCAGCCATGTGATGGATTTCAGGATCGAAACCCATACCGGCGATGGCGGCGCAGATGCGGGTCGATATGTGATGCACCGCGATCCGCAACAGCATGGGACATGGGGCAGCAACGCGGGTGGTCAGACATGGGGTGTGCTGGGCGGAATGCGCAACGTGCTGCTGGTTGGCGGGGCGCTGCAAAACGTCAATCTCTATGGCGGCGGTCACAACTCCGATCAGCGGGAAATCTGGCACAATGTGAAATGCAAGCGCCTCAATCCGAATGCCTCGCAGGCGGATTTCTCGGCGCATGACACAGGGCCTCAAACGTCCTCGGGCGGCATCTACGCCAGCAACAGCCGCCAGTTGCGCCCCTCGGTTTGGGAAATCCACGCCTCCTCCTCCCCCGCTATTGTTGCGGCAGGCTTGCAGGTCATTTCTCAGGGGAGCGAGGCGGCGAACCAGCTGGTGCTGGACGGGTGTGAGTTCAATCGCGTTGATCAGCTGGTCACGGTCGGCTCTGCCTACCTCTGGACCATCAGCGGGGTTCATCACGGCGCGATCCGCCAGACAGGTGGCACGGGCGAAGTGTATCCAGATACTGGCTTGCATCGCCGGATGCTGAACAGCACCGGCGCTGGCCTTGCGGCTGGCACCTTTGTCAAACGCACCGGGCAACGAACCATCGCGCTGGCTGGCCCCGGTGATCACATCTTTGGCTGGCTGCCCGATGCGATTGCCAATGGGGCGGAAGGCTTCGTGGTGCGCGGTAAGAACATCGCGGAAAAATACGTCACGGGCGCGTCCGGTTCCGGTGCGTGGGGCTTGGCAGCGGGCGGACTGCTCGACTACGCCGCCGCCGCCAAGCTCGGCGAGCATTTCGGTGGCGTGGTGGAGGTGTGGTGAGAAATGTCTGACACCAAACAGCAGATCACAACCGCGCTGGTGATCCAGATCGGCGGGATCCTCGTGGCCCTCAGCCTCGGTTGGGCCGTGATGGACGCGCGCGGTCAGGCTGCACAGGCCGCAATCACCGATCATGAAACCCGGCTGCGCGGGCTGGAGCGGGAGGTGCTGGTCAAGCGCGCGGTCAAGACGCTGGCGAGCGCCTTTCTGGCTTTCAGGTTGTCGCCCTATTTGCGCGGGTTCGAGACGGCACGCCAGCGCCCGACCCCCACCTGACCTTTGCAATCGCCAAGGAGCGAGAATGTTGTCCAAGATCGATGACTATATTTACTGGGTGGTCACCAGCCTTTCGGCGGCGATCAGCGGCGGCGTGATGTGGCTGGTTCGCCGGGTGCTGACCAACCAGAAGCAGATCGCGCTTTTGGAAGCCGAAATGGCGACCCGGGCCAAGCTGCGCGAAGAAGACCGCGAGCGGATGGCCAAGATCGAAAAGCAAAACACCCAAATTCTCGGCGTGCTGCTGAGGGAGGTTAACGATGACGCGGGCTAAAGCGACGGTGACCGGGATTGCAGCCGCGATTGCGATTTCGGTGGGGGTGATCAAGCCGTGGGAGGGGCGCAGTCTGGTGCCCTATTACGATATTGTCGGAGTCCTGACGTGGTGCGACGGCGAGACCAAGGGGCAGCCCAAGGCGGTCTATACCCATGCCGAATGCGACCTGATCACCGAGCGCGAGGTTGCGCGCTATGAGGCAGATATCCGCCCCTGCCTGCCCGCCGATCTGCCGCCCAAAGCCCGGGCGGCGTTTATCAGCGCGGCCTACAACATTGGCAGCGGCGCGTTCTGCGGGTCGAGCATGGCGCGGCTTGCCAAGGCGGGCAATCTGCGGGCGGCCTGTGATGCGCTGCTGCTCTGGAACAAGGCGGGCGGCAAGGTGGTGCGGGGCCTGACGAACCGGCGGATCGCCGAGCGTCGGTTGTGCCTTGAGGGGCTGCAATGACCCCGCTGCACATCCTGCAACTGGCGCCGCCGCCGATTCCCGACTGGCGGCTGATGCTGGCGCTGCAGCGGGCGGGCCTTGGGCTGCGGGGGATGCCATGGGGCTGACCGCGCGCGCCGCCCTGCCGGATCGCCGGCCCACCGCCACGGTCGAGGCCGATTGGCAGGGCCACCCGATCACGGTCACCGTGGGGTTTTACCCGGCAGGCCACCCGCGCGCCGGGGCGCCGGGGGAGGTCTTTGCCGACACGCTGCGCGGCGGGCAGATGGCCCACACGGTGGCCGATGCCTGCGTGCTGGTCTCGGTAGCTCTGCAGCACGGGATTGCGCCGGCCGATCTGGCCAAATCGCTGGGCCGGGTGCCCGCGTTTGTCCTGGGCGCCCCGGTGCTGGCCCCGGCAAGCCCGGTTGGCGCCGTGGTGCAGGCGCTGGTCGAGGTGGCGGGATGATCGCGCGCTATCTCCTGCCCGGCCTTCTGGCCCTGCTGCTGGCCGCCGCAGGCTGGGGCTGGTGGCAGCACCTGCGCGCGGAGGCGGCGCTAGCCCGGGCGGAAGCGGCAGAGGCCCGCGTGGTGGGGATGCAAGAGGCCGCCGCCGCGCTGGACCGTCACCTGCGCACCGTCGCGGCAGAGCGCGACAGATGGGCGGCCATCGCCGCAGAGATTGACCAATTGGAGGGCGCCGATGAGCCGCTTAATGCCTATGGCCGCGCTGTGCTTGACCGCGTGCGCCGCGCCGGTCCCTGAGACGGTGATACCGCCCGAGCTGCTGCGCCCCGTGGCGGTCGAGTGCCGGGATGGCGGCACGCTGCGCGCGCTGGGGCAATGCGCGATGAACCTGCGGCAGGGGCTGGATGAGGCCAATGCCAAACTGGTGGCGGTGGGGGAGATCGTGGGGCCGCAGTAATGCTGTGCGAAGCGCTCTTTGGTTCGCTGGACCTGTGCGAACCGATCTTCCTTGGTCAAACCGTGAACGGGCGGCCTGTAAAAAGGGCTCCCTTGACCAAGCATCAATAGCTTGGCTGGTGAAGCCTTTCTTCACATCGAAGATGTCAGCGGTTCAAATCCGTTATCGCCCACCATTTTTTCATGCAAAATCCGTGGCTTAGGCTGCGGATTTTGTCTTTTGCGAAGCGCTTCCGGGTTCATTGGACCTTACGCAGCTTTGTGAAGTCCAGAACATCGGCGGCGGCGCGCAGGTGATCCGGTGCAAACCTTGCATAGACCCGCTCTGTTACGGCGATGGATGAGTGCCCGAGATACTGGCTGACCTGCGCCATCGGCACGCCTGCCGCCACCATATGCACAGCGGCGGTGTGGCGAATCGTGTGCGGGCTGACATCTTCAAGCCCGGCGCGTTCACAGGCGGCGGCGAATCCCTTCTTGATCGAGCCGACCCGCTCCCCGGCCCATTCCACCACAAAGTCACTGAGCGCGGCCTCTCTGGCGGTGGACAGGGCGGATCGCAGCATCCCGTTCATCGGCACGATGGCGCGACCCTTGCGCGGGCCTGCCATGTCTTCGCGCAGATTGATCTGCCCCCGCTCCATATCGACCCGATCCCATGTCAAGCCAAGGACGGCACCGATCCGGCCCGCCGTGCCCAGCATCAGCAGGGTGGCAAGCCGCAGATGCGGCTGCGTCATGGCCTCGATCAGCTTGCGGATTTCCGGTTCGGTCAGGAATCGCTCCTGCGGTGCGGGCTTCTGCGGCCTGTCGATGTAGGGCGCGCGGGAAATCTTCCCGCTTTTCTCAGCCCATGTGAGGCAGGATCGCAGGTGTCCGAGTTCGGTCCATGTTGATCCGGTCTTGATGCCCGTCTTCGCGCGCGCCGCCATATAGGCGCGGCAATGATCGGTGGTGATCTGGTCCGGGCGCAGCGCGCCAAAGTGGGGCAGGATGGCCTTGCCGGTGTAGCCCATCGTCACGCCTGCAGGCCGGTCGCCAAGGTGCTTGCGATAGGCAGACCATAACCCATCCACGGTCAGATCGTCGCGCGGCGGGTTCTCGCGCCGGATGACATCTATTGCCTCTGCTTCGGCGTCCTTGGCCGTGAGTGCGTCAAGACGATAGCGGCGGCGGGTGCCTGTGTCGTCGCGCCAAGTGATGACAAATCGGCCCTTGAGCCGTCCGATGCGATAGTCTGTTGGCACGCTTCATACTCCTCGACGGCGGGGACCGGGATTCGGATCATGCGGCCAACCCGGAAATGGCGCAACGTCCCGCGATGGCAAAGCTGCCGCACCGTCTCGGCAGAACAATCCCAGCGTTCGGCCAGAAGTTCAGGGGTGAGGGGGCGGGCAGGGGTGGTCATCACTCACCCCCTATCCATGACGGCATCCCGCCGCCGCTCATATTCATAATCGCCGTCCGGCTCTTCCGGCTCGGCTTCGACCTCACCGAAGCCGCCGCATTCGGGGCAGTCCACATCGTCATTGCCGAATATCCAGAAGCCCACCCCTTTGCAGCACTCGCACGGCACCAAGACCGGCTCAGGCTGTTCCGGTGGCCCTTGCAGCCGCCATGCGTCATAGCCGGGGATGGTCATTTGCTGTCACCCTGCGCTCTGATGTGGTGGCAGTCCGCAATGTCGCATATGCCGCAGACTGCGACCGATGGGGCAACGCCAACCGTCAGCATTACGGGCGGATGCCCCGTCCCCAAGACCGTCAGATAGATTGGCGCGCCGCGCGCGATGGCATCTGCCTCTGCTGGCGTGGGTTGCCAAGATGAAACCATTTGCGGGCCAAAGTCTCCAATCTCGTCTCGCAACGGTAACCCGAGATAGCCTTGAGATTTCCCGATCCGCCGAGTTGCCCCATCAATTGCGTTGATGATCATTGATCCTTGCTCCTGTCTGGACCGATGCCCCGCCCTCTTTCTCAATCTCGGCAGCGCGGGCGAGGATGGCGGAAGCGCAATCAAGCGCGCCGACGCCCTCGCTCTCATCTGCCGATGATGCGCGAACCTTGCGGCAAACCCCCGCCGCCTCTCGCAGCCCCATCGCCCGGCCACGCGCCTCTGCCTCCCGCTCGATCTGAGCGAGGGCTGCGGTGGCTTCGGCGGGGGTGAGGTTGCGGATACTTCGCGCAAGCAACGAATGCGCGCTTTCGTATTTCTTGGGGTCTCTCCCCTTGCTGATCATATAGTCCGCGTGTTTTGCATCGCACAGCCGCGCAGCATCCTCATACGCCGCCGCAATCAGCGCCTGCACCTCGGGCAGCGCGGCGATGGTGGCGGGGCCGCGTTCTGGCCCGGTCATTCCGCACCCCTTTCCACGAATGATTGCAGCGCCTGCATCGTCTTGGTCTGCGCTTCCATGAATTTCAGATGGTCTGCTTCGCAGCGGGCCATTGTTTCGGCCTCATCTGGTGTCAAATCAGCAATTCGCTTGACGAAATTTTTGCCCATGCTCGCAACGCAATCGTGGTAATGCAGATACGGCTTGACCCACACAGCACGAAAAATCCCAGTTGAACCGCGCTCGGCTACAGCCAATTCGGCGCCATCATCCAAGTCGAAAATCGTGCTGACCCATCCCAGATCGCGCATCCTTTCGTCTGCGTCGATATAGGCCCGCAACGCGGAGTGCGTCGTGTGGTAGGCGGCGGCCTGCTCTGCTCGTTTGCTCTCGACCATCCGAAAAAGATCAGAGCTTTCCGACGCCGAAAGCGGGACGCGGCTCCCATCAAGCATGGTCTTCCACCCGTGTTCAAACTCGCTCATTCCGCACCCCCGATCTTCGCCGCCAGATCGGCGGGCGGGGTCAGGGCGCGGTCCAGCCGCTCGATTTCGGCGATACACAAAGCGCCAGCTTTGACCAAATCGCGGCGTGGGTCGGTCGGTTTGAACCACGCGGCCATCCACTTGATAGGCCAACACCCTCGTAGGGCTTCTGTCTTCCACCCTGCTGCGTTCAAGGCATAACACCCTGAGGCTTGAGCCATTTCCCCGTCCACATGCTGATCATCATGCTCCGGCGTCCATCCCTCGACGCTGATCTGGCGGGCACGTTCGGCCAGCACGTCGCGGGCGGCGGCAGAAAGATCGGCTTGGCGCGCGTCGGGGTCGGGTTGGAGAGCGGCGCGGATGCGGGCTTCGTGGTCGGCTTGGGCTTCTGTCAAGGCACTCCGTTCATCGGAGTAAAATCCTGATGCTGCGTCCACGTTGTCTTCATTAGCATCGGGTTGCCAGAACGCCCACATTCTCTCGGCGTCAGTATCAACCTCAGAAACAACGTAGATGCCGAACGCAGACGAACCCCACCACTCAACGCCACGCTTATTGAAAATAATAGGCTTGACCTTGACGGCCCCCGCCAGCGCCGCGTCCCGCTCGGCTTCGGCCTTTTCGGCGCGGTCCCGCAACTCTTGTTCCAGCGCCAGCGCGTAGGCGCGGCTTTCGGTCAGATCGGCGATAACCCGTTCCGCGATATTCGCGTAAATCGGCCCGTCCTCCGGTGAAAACAATGGACCGCTGTCAGTGTTCGGCATCGGAATGAATTCGTTGATGCTGTTTCGCATAGCGCACAGGGCTTCCCAGTGCGCCCGCGTCATGCGTTGAAAGCAGTCTTTCGCGAGAATTGCAGCATCCCGATCGGCGGTCAGGCGGGCGATCCGCGCATCCTTTTCCGCGTCCGCAGCGGTCTGGCCCATCACCGTGCGAGGGGCGGAATCAGAACGGGATTTCAACGTCTTCCTCCTTTTCTGCGGCAGGTTCTGCGGCGGTTACCGTGATATCGGCGGGCTGATTGATGGTGGCGGCCTTCCCGCCGACCATCTTCAGGACAAAAAACATCATCCCCGGATTGCGCCCGGCAAGGCGTGCCGCTTCGGTGTCTGCGCTTGCCCGGCTTTCGTGCCGGTAGGTCGGCGCCCGACCGTGCGGGTTCCACACCATCCAGAAGCGGGCGACTTTCAGATCATCACTCATCCCTCAATCCTCTCCATCAGCCCAACCCGGGCGATAAAATCCCGCCACGCGGCGAGAAGCGCGTTCTTGGCGGCCTGTTCGGTCTTGGCCCGGCCATCGGTGTGGACGGTTGACCCGTTGACCCACAGCCGCCACGTCCACGGCAGGCGGTCACGGGGCAGGCCCTGAGGCGGAAACACCGCGCCCACGTCCACCGCGCCAGAGCGCAGCAGGATGCGGCCTGCGGGGTAGTCGGCGGCGATGAAGTGGGCGGTCATTCAGCGACCCCCTTGTGCCGGTCGTCGTGCAGCGAAAACGGTAAGTCGGACACGATCCATAGGTGGAACATGTCCGCTTGATCCACAATTTCAGCGTCGGGCGGGTAAACCTCGATGCCCGTCGAAGTCGGCCCGGCAAGTTCGGATTTGATCCGCTGCATTTCGTGCCAAGTCGGTCGGTCACCTGTCAGTGATGAAACCGCCAGATGGACTGCAAACCTTACATCGCGAATGAGAACCGCGAAGACGCGGTTCCGCCGAACGTGATCAACCTCGCCAAGCCATCCGGGCCGGAAGCGGTGTGGGTTTTCCAACCGCTCCCAAGACCCCCATTCCCCCGACTTCCGCCAGCGCCTTTCGCGCGAAAGTAGGTGATCGCGCGCCTTGCGCGGCAGGCCAGACATAGCAGGATTGAACCGATCGCTCATCCCGCCACCCCCGGCATCTGGCTGAGGAAATGGGCGATCAGGTCTTCTTCGCTTGGACCGGCAACGCACCCCCCTGCTAAGTTCCCGACTGCCAGTCCGACCAGCGCCGTCTTGTGGGTCAGCAGGTAGCCATAGGGCGGCACATCATCAATCTCTTGGCGGTGGCCATTAATCTTGACGACCCATTCCTCGGTTTCGCCCTGCCAGATGCCCGGAAGCAGATGAAAATCACCGCCGCCCTGCGCAATTGCCCATTCGACCACGGCGGCGAAAAGCGATGTGATGCCAGCGTCAGCCATTTTCGCCTCCGATCTGGTCAATATTCCCGCGCTGGACGGTAACCGTCAGCGCCACCACCCACGGGTTTGCGCCCCATGCGCCGGGGCCATGCAGGCTGTTCCAGAGCGCGGCATAGGCCCCGGTGGCCTTAGGATCATTCGCCCATCCACCATCTACCGAGACGCTGAAATGGTTGGGGCCTCCGCTGTTCGGTAAGCGATCAATCCCCTCCGCAATCGCGTCTGCCTCGCTGATGTCCTGCAGCCGCTGCACCCGAACATCGGTGACGGTCAGGGTCAGGCGGCTGGCCCAGCGGGGCATGTGCAGAGGTGTCACGTTGCCGCGATCAGCCGCCTTCGGCCAATTCCAGTCCTTATCGCCAAACTCGCCATCGCTGATCATGCGGCGCTCGCCATCGGCTGGGTAGGACACATCAAGATTCCATACCCCATCGCCCAGATAGTGCGGTCTCCACGCCTCGCGGACATAGAGGCGGTCGCCAGTGGCGTAGGGCCACTTCACACAAGTGAGCGGCCCGCCTTGAGGATGCAGGAATTGTATCCACTCCGGGTGACAGACCTCGACGCGCGGGGCGATGCCTAGGTCAATCGACTTGTGCGACAACACCCGCCGCGTTTGCGTCTTCCGCCCTTCCAGCAGGGCGCGCACCATCGGAGCGGAAAAGATGATCGGACGGTCAGCCATTGACGGCCTCCCTTCTGTCGTTGTTGCTGTGCGCATGTGGACCAAGCGAATGACCATCATCGGCGGGGAGCGGCTGGCCAACGACTGGACCGTCTATCGCAACGGCCAGCCGGTGGGCCGGGTTTGCCGGATGCACAGCAACGTGCCGGACTCTCAGATCACTTGGTCCAGTTGGGTGCCGCCATATGATCGCGGTATCGTCGCGGACGAGGGCGCCGGGCTTGAGGCTTTGCGGTCCAGCATCCGCGCCCGCTGGCCAGATGGGCCGGGATGGCTGCCAGAGGCGGGGCGGGGGGTGTAGGTCAGGCATGGGTGACCTCGTCGTCCAGAATGCTGTCGATCAGACCCTCATCGACCGCGATTTCGACGATCAGGCGGGCGAGGCTATTGGGGTGGATGCAGCGCTTGGCGGCGTGCGGGGCAAGCCGATCAAGGATGTCGCGGGGGAACAGGACGGTTCTGCCGTTTTCCTCGGCGGGGCGCTTGGGCCGCTGCCGCGCCCGCCCGGCAGAGTGTTCCAGCGCGGTGATCGTTTGTTCGGGGATTCCGATCCGGGCCGCGATCTGCCGCGTGCTGAGGCCATCCGCGCGCAAGGCGAGGACAGCATCGGTGCGCGATGAAAAGCCCAAGGTCGGTTTCGGGGCACCCATGACTACTTGCCCCCCTTGCGCCCGAGGGCGGCGAGGAATGTGCTGGCGGCGGATTTGGCGGCGGTGGTCATTTCGTTCCTCTGGAAAAGCCCCCCGGCGCTTGGCCGGGGGTAGGTCAACAGGGAGGTGCGGACAGGCCCCGGCCCGCGCGGGGTGGGTGTCAGGCGAGGGCGGCGCGCAGCTTTCGCAAACGCAGTTCGGCGCGGGCGCAGTCGGCCTGCCATTCCGCATCTGCGGCGATATCGGTTTGCCGCTCGATCAGGGCGTCGAGTTCGGCATCGCTCAACGGCGCAAAGGTGGGCGCAAAAATCGCGACATCCTCTTTCAGGCGCGCGATGAAGCGGTAAAGGTTGGCGGTTTCGGTGTCGTCCATGGCGTCCTTTCCCCCGGTTCCGCCGGGTCGGGTTCGTTGGTCCGGGTGGCGGGGATCGAACCCGCGACCTGTGGCACCCAAGGCCACCGCGCTGCCGCTGCGCTACACCCGGGAAGAAAAGCCCCGGCGGCGGTTCTGTGAGTGGTGCCGCCGGGGGAGTGGCGCGGGCCGGAAATCAGGCGGTCGGCCCGCGCGGCGAGGTCAGGTGGGGTAGGCGCCCTCGGGCGCCTCTTCCGGTGCCGGCCATTGCAGTTCGGCGGGCAGCCATTGGTCGATCGCGGCGTTCTGGTCGCGGCTGAGGCCGAGCAGTTCGCGGAAATCGGCCTCGTTGAAGAGGCGGTGCAGCAGCTGGGCCTTTTCGGCCTTCTTCAGGGCGGCGAATTTCGCGTGGGTCGGATCGCGGTCATCGGGCACGAGCGCGGTCCAGATCGGATCGAGGGCGGCGGCGCGCAGGCGGCTGAAATAACCTGCCGCAGTCGGGGTCCAAATCCGGCGGGGATCGGGGTCGATCTTGTGGGCCAGCGCCGCCGCAAGCGGGCCGTCGCGCAGCAGGCGGGACAGGCCGAGTTGCAGGATCTGATCGCGGTTCACCTCTCCGAGATTCCGGAAGGCGGCGAAGGCGGCCGGGTCGGCGTCACCGCCTCCGCCGCTGTCGAGGCCGGGGAGATGATCCGCCGCCAGCCGGGCCGGCAGGGTAAAGCCTTCGGTCTTTTCCGGTTCAAGCGGGGCCGGGTTGAAGGTGATCTGCAGCGGGCCTTGGAAAGACCAAAGCTTGGTCTGCATCATCCAGGCGAGCAGGTAGAGGGTCAGGTCCGGCCAGTCGGCAAGCTCATTCTGCAGCGCGGCCAGCCGGATGCGGGAAAGATCGGTGCGCAGGGATTCGGGCAGGGCCTTGCTTTCCGGCTTGACCGTGAATGCGGTGTCGTCGCTGCCGGGATCGGCCTGGCGGGCCGGATCATCCTCAGTCCGGCGAAAGGCCTCGGAGGTGATCAGGGTGCCGGTGTTGTCAACGTAGAGGTAGATGCCACTGGTGGTCATGTCGGCCTCGGGCACCTCACCCGCTGCCCGCTCTTCAAGTTCATCCATGCGGGCCAGTTCGGCGGGGGTCAGTTCGTCGGTTTCGGCGCGGGCAAGAAGATCCTCAAGCTCGGCGGCATCAGCTTCGGGCAGGTCAATCGGCTGGCGGCTGATGCGCTGCAGGCCATCGGTCACCGAGTAGCTGAGCCAGGGTTCGTAATGCGGCTGGACCCATTTCCAGCCGCGACCGGAGACAAATGCCGCGCAATCGTCAAGCTGGGCGCGAAACAGCGTGTCGAGCAGGTCGCCGTCCAGCAGCAGGGTGCGGTCGGTAAAGAGATCGTCCTGCACCCGCCCGCCCTCGGCGCGGTATTTGTCGAGGGTGACAAAGATCGCACGGCGGTCGCCGGCCGTGGCGGTAGACCTGGCGAGGCTTTGACGGATCGCGTTGGCGTCGTAGCCATAGCCCGCCTGCCCGTTGACCCGGGCGAGTTCGGCCAGCGCCGCGGCTTCGGTCGGGGCAGTGGTCAGGGCTGCGGCCTGATCGAGGGTGATGCCGCCAGCGCGCAGCGCCTCAATTGCCGGATCGGGCAGCTGGGCGAGGCGCAGGCGCTGGCGGACGTGACGCTCGGTCACGGCAAAAGCTTTTGCGATGGTCGCAGGCTCGGCGCCTTTGGCGGCCATGCGGCCATAGGCGCGCACCTCATCGGCAGGGTGCAGGGCCGAGCGGGCGGTGTTTTCGGCGCTGGCCCAGAGGCGGGCGGTGTCCTCATCCCCGGTCAGCAGGACGGGCACAAAGGGATCGTCACCCATCAGCCCGGCGTCATGCAGCAGGCGGATCGCGCGCAGGCGGCGGCCGCCGGCGACGATGCCGATGGAACCGCCGGGGGCGGATTGGGTGTAGCCCATCAGGTTCTGCATCAGGCCGATGGCCCGGATGGATTCGGCAAGGGCGGTGATATCCTCGACCGGCGGCTCGGAGCGGGTGTTGAGCGGGTGGATGTAGAGGTCGATCAGCGGCACCATGGCGGTGACGGTGGCGGCTGCGGGAGGATTGGCGGGCGCGGCGGCGGTTTTGCGGGCGGCCATGGTCAGAGGCCCCAGCTGGCGATGCTGGCGCACATGACGCAGCCGGTGATCCAGCCCGCTGCAAAGAGGGCGACGCGGATCAGCGCCGCCTCGGCCCGGGCGAGCAGGGCGCGCTGTTCGCGGGCCGCGATGCGGTCAAGGTGGGTCATGTCGTGGCCTTTCTGAGGGTTTCGGGGAGCGGCAGGCTGCGCAGGGTGGTGCAGGCTGCGGTTGCGTGGGTGGCGATCACGGCATTGCCGCAGATCGAGATGTGCAGCGTTTCGCCCGCGGCAGTTTCGCCGGCGAGCTGCCAGCCGCTGCCGCTGCTGTAACCGGGGCGCAGAGCCGGGCCGGTGGTGAGCATCCGGCGCACCACGGGGCATTTGCTTTCGGCCCAGTGCGCCGCGCTGCGCAGGCGGACCAGCTCGGGGTCGGGCGCATGGCGCCGCGCGGCGGCAGCGGTAAGGGCGATGGCCGAAGCGCAGGTCATTGCTCACCCGCCCAGCCGATCTTGGCGGCAAGGTCGCTGTCCAGCGCCTCGGGCTGGCCGAGCGTAGCCATCAGGCGATGAGCGACGGCAACCGCCTCGGCGGCGGTCAAGGCCAGCAGCAGCACGGGCCCGTCATGGTCATCGTCCGGGCCAAAAACCTCGCCGACTTCGTGGTAGATCGCCCATTTGCGCGGGGTGGTCACCTCGACCGGCAGGGAAAGCGGAAAGCCCATCATGCTGCACCGCCTTCGCTGCGGGGATAGCGGCGGGCGATGGCGGTGCGGATGGTCTGGATCGTGCGGACATAGGTTTCCGCGAGGATGTCAGATTCCGTCTTCGGCTGGGTGGGGACCGGATGGCAGGCAGTGCCCACCAGATGGGCCGGGGTCAGGAGCGAATAATCAACGCTCTGGCCGCGCGCCGCTTTGAGCATGTCCCATGCGGCGGCGATCACCGCGGGGTGGCAGGCCACGCTGCCGGGGTCCAGCAGGACGGCGCGGGCCTTTGCCAGCGCGTCGGGACCGGGTTGGATATCGGGCATCAAGGCCTCCATCGGGGTTGGGAAAAGGGTGAAAATCGGGGATAGTCAGGTGCGGGTGGCGTCGGAAGCGCCACCCGCGAATGCCCACGCCAAGAGAAGGACGACGCGGGACATGGGAAAATCAGACTTCGAGGACCGGCTTGCGGAGCTTGAGGACCGGGTGAACAGCCTTACCCAGCCCGACCCGCAGGTAAGGATGCCGGGCGGAAGGGTGATCAAGCTGAGCGAAGTCAGTTGGGAGCTTGAGAGGCTGCAGCTGCGCGTGACTGCCTTGCGCAACGCCCTGACCGATGCGGGCATCCCTATTCCCCTTGATGCGCAGGAGCGGGCTGATGCTGCTGCTGCGGAGCAGGCGAGGATTGCCCGGATTGGTCAGTCCCGGTCCGATTGACCGACAGAGAAGCGTTCCAGCGGCGGTGCTCATGAAGCGACATGATTGCGTTGATCGCCTGCGGCAGTTTTTCGAACCAGAGCAGTTCCCCGAGAAGCTTGCGCATCTCGGTTTCAAGATCGTCAAGCGCCGAGGGATCGCCGACCTGGTTGAATTGCCAGTCGAAGCTGCTGGCGCTGTCCAGCATCATGACCGCGACATTCAGCGCCGCCTTGCGCACATCTGATGTTTCCGGCAGCCCCGCAGCAATCGCCAAGGCCTTGCGGTGAAGCGCAAGGAATGGTGCCTGCCGCTCGGCGATGAATGCGTCGAGCGGCGTGCCCGTGGGATTCGGCTGTTGAGGGGTGGGCATGATGGCCTCCATCGGGGTTACGATGAAGGGGAAGAATATGGACTTTTTGTCCACTGTCAATCTGAATAATGGACAAAAAGTCCATTGAAAGAACGCAGGGAGAACGTCCACCCTCTGGTGATCTGATGGCGGAGGTAGGCGTGAAATACAGATGGAGAGACATTGCCGTACTTGGCTTTGCCCGGATCACAGGGCTTCGGATTGACACCGTGATCCGCCTTTTTCGACTGGGGCGGGGCAGATAGTCTATTGGAAAAGTTTAAATCCCGCTTACCATCGGCGCATGATCGTCGGAGGGCACAATGGACAGAGGTCAGGCGAGATATGTTGTGGCCGCCTGCAGGTGGCTTTGCTTTGCTGGGATCGCTGGCGGGGTGATTCTTGCGCTGATGGCGGCTGATGACGGGGCGCCGCTGGCCTTGATCGTGGCCTATCTCGCTGCAGCGGGCGGTGGCCTGGGTGGTCTGCTGCTTGCGATCATCGCGGATGCGGCGATCGACACGGCGGAGGCGGCGCGACGCACCGCCGGAATTGCCGATCCAGTCAAATCAGACCCAGCCTGATCGCAGCCGTCAACTGCGCCTCAGCGCCGCTTGGTCCTCGTGCTTTGCGGCCCGCAGGATGTAGATTTTTGCCGCAACCGCCGCCCGAATATCGTCTGGCAAGTCGTTGAGATCGCCGCGATAGATATAGTCCAGGCCAACGCCATACATTGCGGCAATCAGCGATCCTACGGCGATATCAAGCCCCTTCTTGCCCGCTTCGATCTTGGACAATGAGCTGCGGTCCAGATTGACCGAATCCGCAAGCTCTGCCTTGCTCAGCCTTCTGACTTCGCGCCACGCCGTAATGCGCTCGCCCACCCGATCCGGGTGCATTTCTGGCGACAATATTGCTGCGGCGACGACCTGCTTCATGGGGAGACAGTCCGCTGGTATGGACAAAACGTCCATCGGCCTTTTGTCCACTCTTGACCGATGGACTTTTTGTCCATTATGACTGTGCATCATGGCACATCACTCCAACATCGAAACTGTTGCGGACATCCTGAGGCTTTGGCCTAGCCGTCCGGCATTGGCGGATGACATCACCGAAGATGGCGATGCCGTAACTGCGGGGCGCATCCATAAATGGGCGCGCAGCGAGAGCATCCCCTCGCGCTATCACGGTCGCATCTTGCGGGCGGCGCAGCGACGGGGTTACGCCCTGTCGCCTGAGGATCTGGTGCGCGCCCACGACGCCTGCCCGGCTGCGCCGCCCGCAAGCGAGGAGGATGCCGCATGATCGGGCCCGTTGTCCTGACCCTTCGTTGTGATGCCTCGGCGATCTGTTCAGCGCTTCCAGCGCTTGCCGATGTCGCTGACGGTTCGGCTGAGGCTTGCGAGCGCATCCTCGGCCTTCTGGATTTCCCCGAGGAATTGGTCGCGGTCGAGCTTGATTCCCTGCCCGCAAGCGCAGGTGAAGTGGTCGTTCGCTTTTATCCATCCGACCGTCTTCTCGGTCTCCTGTCCGCAGGTGGCGCAGGGAATGCGTAGGGTTTTGTTGTCGAGCATGTCTGTTCCTGTCTTCGCGGGTTTGAGCGCTTGCGATGATGGGTTGCGCGTGCGCTGATGCAAGCGCGGCCCGCGTCTGAAGATGACCGCCCGAAAAAAGAAGGTGCCGCATGACGAACCCCGATCTTGTTCCCCTCGACGGGTGCCGCGACGTCCGCGTCAGTGTTCCGGTGGATGGTCCGTCTCTTTCTCAGCTTGGGCTGCCAGCTCCAGGAGCTGACGGCCTAATTCGGCTGCACGGCGCGCGGGAAGTGCGAACTGGTGGAGCTGCTGCAGAGGCACAAGGGGACCGTCCTGCCTCCAGTCCGCATGATAGAGGCGCAGAATGACGATGTCTGCCTGCGCCTCTTCGCCCAGTGCGGTTGCAAAGCTGTCGGTGAAGACCGCCACCGGCCTTTCGTCGCTGACGCCAATGATGATGCCGTCTTTGCGTGCCTTGTACATCCCATCCAACCTTTCCGGGGTAGCCCCATGACCCGTCTGCGCCTGATTGCCTCGACGTCTGACCATGACCTTACCGCAGGGTCTGGCCAAAAGTCCCAGCCGAAGGGATTTGCGCCGTTGGGCGGGCGGGGGCGCGGGCGGCCTTTGCG